AACACGAATTAATTCTCGATTGAGTTGGGCACACGCTTGTTCAACACTGAACGTTTTACCATTACCAGAAAGACCTGTAATGAATGTTGGATAAAAAAGGCGGGATTGAATAATTTTTTTAACATCATTAAAGTTACCAAACTTGACGAAGGTATCATCTTTATCAGGAATGAGATTTTGTTCAAAAGCAGGCATCGCAGGAGGTGCTTGAAAAGTGCGCTCAATTTCTTGTACTTTTTGTTGAGTCACTTCAAGATTCCAACGACCACGATTAGTCTTAAACTGTTCCAAACGACGAGTCACAGTCTGATAGTTGAGACTACGGGAAGCACAAAATCCCCTAATATCAGCAGCAGTTAGTTCAGATCCAAAACTTTCTTTGAGACCATCAACAAGTTGTTCATCATTCATTTTGAAGCGAGACATAATGTAGTTGAGTTGTTTTATTTAACTGTAATTATTATACAATAAAAAAGGGGTCGCGAGACCCCCTGTGTGACGGTTTGGAAAGTGGTTTTTAAATTATGATTCCTCTGCAGCCTTCCTTTCTGCCTTTCGTTTTGCCATCTTAGCTCCCTCAGTTCTCTTTTCTACGGTCTTTACATATTTCTTATCTTTAGTCAGAACAGCTTTTGTAGCAGCACCGAGCATAGACCCAAGAGATTTTTTACCATATTCATTTGCCTTTTCAGGAGTATCTAATACTTCAACAATACTCTGTCTCCACTCTTCACTCATATTTGCCATAATGACCAGAGCACTCTCATTTGTATCAGCATAACCTTCGGCAACTAGGTGCTCAAGAATGGTATCGAAGAGGTCAAAGTCTTCACTCATTCTACGTTTAGCAGCGTTTCCACTTCCTCTATCAGTATTTGCACCACGACCAGAGCGTCCCGATCTTTTGGGAGCCTTTGGTCCAGGACCTTCTTCACCACCGTGCTCCATTCCTTTCTGTCTAGCAGAATATTTTGTATAGAGGGCATCAGCTGCCATACCTTTTTTAGCAGGTTGGGTTGATTTTACTCTTCTTTGAGCGGCATCCATTCTATCAACTTTCTCATTTCCAGAACCACCAGGACCAGCATCTCTTCCCTTACCACCATAAACACTCATAGGTCCAGAAGCAGGACGACCTCTGGGATCTGTACGTGCTTCATCAAGATTTGCATAAGCCTCATACATTTCTTCCCAAGTATAATCACTCAGGTCATAACCTTCTTCGATGAGTGAATTTACCCAGTTTTCAACTGCTTCTTCATCCATCTTTGTTGGTTTAGGATTATGAAGTCTGGCGGGATATCCAGGCAACATTTTTCTACTTTTATTTCTATTAGAAGGTTTTCTAATTCTTTCTGGTGCTTCCTCATCAAGTTGTTCTACTTCTTGTAGTTGAGAATGAACCTGTTGGTAGGCTTCCCAAAGACCGATAATTTCCTGATCTCTCATTGTTAAAAAACTATTTTCTACTTTTATTTAGGATTTCAGTGTGTTTAAATGCTCCTCCGTAACAAGTTTTCCAATATATCCAGGATATTCTGCACTTACTAAGGCAGATATTCCCATTGCAGTAATCGCACTACTACATTTTATATACACTATCTTATTTTCTTCATCAACAAAGTGAGGCATTCCAAATAGTTTTTTCATATTCAGGCAACTAACTCCACAAACTCCCCAAGCACTTTTTTGTTCATTTTTTTATTTTTCAAACTTTTAACAAATGCAGTTTTAATTTGACCTTTAGTTGCGTCTTCAGAAACTGTAAATTCAGTATCATTCGCCAGAGCATTTGCAGAAAGTCCAAAATAAGTATGATATCCAGAACTTTTAATTGAGAAGGTCTTTTCCTTTTTCCAGGAAGAGAATGCTTGGTCATAATCAGGACCGTGATAACCACAGTAACGACGAATAAATGATCCAGCATCACCAGATTCGAGAATACGCATTCCAATAAAATTCACAGTCGGAAACTTATCACGAAGATTTCGGATAAGAATATCAGTAAATTCATACCATTCACAATTCAAAGAATATGTGTTACCGGTCTTACGATCACGAAGAAAAGAATTAGAAGGATTAAATCCAATAGTTCCCATATAAGGAGTATCTTCCCAATGACGCTGAACTTCTTTATGGTATTTAAGTGGTGATGCTTCTCCGTCAGTAAGAATTACACATTGGACTTTTTGAAGTTTATTCTCTCTCTGAAACTGAGGAAGAATCTGATGAAGAGTAATAAAAGTCTCATTTAGAGGAGTTCCAGAAAGACCCCAACCCATTGGAGGTTGATAACGACAATAATGCTCGCTGCGACCAAAAGTTTTTGCGATACGGTAAATATTCAGCATCTGCTCTTCCAGAGTTTTAATATTCACTTTGCTGGTAAGCATATTCATCAAAGAAAACCATTCTCCAACACAAAGAACCCCATCTTTCTTTTTATAGGCAGGTTCAGGAACAGTTCCCCTCCCAAACTCATCATAACGACCACGAGGATAATCGCAGGTGAAGGAATAAACTTCAAAAGGAATATTTACTTTTTTACAGAACCATACCAAATTGAACAATTGTTTTACTGTGTCTTGAATCACATTTGCCATCGAACCAGACCAATCCAGAATAAAAATCAAACCGTGATTTTTACCATCTGCAAAAGTAGAAACTTTCTTAAACAGATCTTCATTATATTTGTAAGTGTGAAGTTTAGAGCAATCAAGAAGACCTGTGCGAGCGGTTGATGCACGAGCATACGAATCTGCTGCCTTACGACATTCAAATTCTTTTACCAGATAATTGACTTCTTTTTGTGCAGATCTCCGGAATTCACGAAACTCTTTATCTACTACACCAAAGATTTCACTTTCAGTATATTCATTAGCATTCAGATAAGAACTCCAAGAATTTTTACAACTATTATGAATTTCCAAATTTGAAACAATAACTTTACTAGGATCTACTTGAGGAATTTCAAGATAGGCATTTTCATATCCATTATTATTCACAAGTTCTTTGAGAGACTTTTCCAAAGATTCTACTGTCTTAACTTCTGGTTCATAATTACTTTCTTGCTCCACAGAAGATTCCTGTTCTCCAGATGAAGATCCATTTTCACCACCAGATTCAGATTGATCATTATCACCTTCTTCCGAATCTGAAAAATCTGATGCTGGATTATCTCCAGTTCCAGAAGTTTGATTCTTATCGGAGTCTATATCAATTTCACTCTTTTGATCCTTCTCCTTTTTGCAATAATTATAGAGAACTGCTGCAGCATCCAAAGCATCATTAAATGTTTCAGTTGCACCAATCATATCAACAATTTCCTTTTCCTCTATAGTAAAGTCCAAAGAAATGAAGTTACCAATTTTAAAGTATAGATTTACGCGATCAGCAAGATTATAAGTAGAAACATTATCATCACCAATAGAGAAGAAATCTTGATCTGCAAGTTCCTTATATCCATTAAAGAAAGTCTTTGCAAGACCAGCATACCGACGCTTCATTAGTTTTTCTACACGAACATCTTCTACAATATTCACAAACTGTGGAGGAATTTTGCAAGTTATGGACCAATCAATATCAGGAGTCTCGCGTGAATGACCCACTTCATGAGCACAAAGAAGTGAATAGATATTATCACTTGCCCTTTCCCACATAGGAAGAGTCAGCACCCGAGTATGAACATTAAAGCAAGCGGTCTCAACTTTCTTATGTTCAACAATAAGATCTTCTGTCGCCAGAAGACGAGCAAGCATTCCTTTAATTTCAAGATTGACGGTCATAGTGATTTGTGTGTTATGGACGTATTATACAAAAAAACCTCCCCGTGAGGAGAGGTAATGGGACAGTTTAGAAAGTGGTCTTATTTATCACCACGCATCTGTCTATCAGATTCTCTTGCTTTTTGTAATGCTTGTCCAGTATTTTGTTTTCCAGAAATATAAGTGTGAGCAGATCCAGATTTTCTTTCGTTTTCTTTATTAAACTTTTTTTGAAGATATCTAGTTCTTTTTGTCTCTTCAACAATATCTTCTTTCCACTCCTCGCCCATATTCACCATAATTGCTTCTGCTGCTTCTGGAGTTTCAGCATAACCTTCATCAAGGAGATGTGAGAGAATAATATCAAAAAGATCAACTTCTTCTTTTTTGACACCTCTTCTTTCTTCGTGTTCTGCTCTACGAGCCCTTTGCTGACCACCACCTAATGCTAAAGATCCACTTGGATTATCGTATCTTTTAAGTCTAGCACCAGACCTTTCGTGTTCTGGAAGTTTCTTATCAACCTTTGCCTCATAAACAGCATCATATGCTTCTTGGAGACCTCTAACTTCTTGTTCTCTCATTTTTTCAAGACTTTTTAGTTATTTATAAAAAAACACCCCCTTTGGAGTGTTTATTCTTAAGTGCTTGGCGTCTTGCCTTTGCTTGTCGGAGTGCTTGAGGTTTTAGTTTCCTCTTCTGATCCTTTTTCGAATGATGGTGACGATTAGGAACCTGCATTTTCTTTTTGAGAATGAAGTAATCATACTATCTATGATTTGCAAAGTAAAGGTGCCTTGTGCCAGTTATGATTCTGTCTTATGAGAAAAACCTTTAACTTTATCAAATTTAATCACTCGATCAAATTTATCGTGCAAATCTGCCTTATGAGAAATAACAAATATATTAGAATCTTTAATCACATATCGAATAATCTTAAGAAACTCATCCGTTCCAAAACTATCCAGAGAAGAGTCAAAAACCTCATCAAATAAAAGAATATTACAATTTACGGAGTTCTTAACTCTTGCAATTTCTCTCCAAGCAAATACTAGAGCAAGGTTAATTTTTGCCTTCTCACCTTCGGAAAATGATGCATAAGAAAAATCTTCGTGAATTGGGGATTTAATTGTCTCATTAAATTCTTCATCAAGATTAAAATTAATATAAAAATCCATCATCTGCAAATAACGATTTACTTGCTGATTAATGAATGGAAGATACTTTTTAATGATCTTGGTCTTTACTCCATCATCTTTGAGAAGAGAATATGCAAAATCGTAATGAACAATTTCTTCCTTCTTTTTACTCAAATCCTCAAATACTTCCGAAAGATTATCTTGAAACTCTTCTAACTTCTGATGTTCAGTATTTCTATTTTCAAGTTGATCGGTAAGTTTCTGAACTTCTGATTCAATATCGCGGACCTGTCGCTGATTAAGAGAAATTCGAGTATTGTTTTGAGAAATTTCATTATTGAGTTTAGAGATCTCCTTTGATAGAATAAGGAATTGACGCTCTCTTGCTTCTTCTAGTTTAATCGCTTCTTCAAGTTCTGTATATCCTTGTTGAAGTTCTTTTGCTTTATTTTGAGCATCATTAATTCTATTTAACCGAAATTCTTCTTCAATAGTTTGAGTGCAAGTGGGGCATACCGTATTTTCATTAAAAAACTTATGTTCCTTTGTAATGGTAGATACTTTTTGAGAAATCTTCCCCTTTAAGTTTCCCATCTTCTTAAGTTTATCACCGGAACCTGTAACTTCTTCTTGGTTTTTAGAATGCTCAAGAATATTCTCTTCAATAATTGAATTGTCTCGGATATAATTTTCAACTTCGTTAAGAAGTTTAATTACTTGAGTTTTTCTATTCTCGATAGTTTCTTTACCACGATTTTCAAGTTGTTCAATAAAGTTTTTTTGCATTTCAACTTTATCTTTTAGAGATTCTTTTTTAGAATCTAAAGAGCGAATACTATCTTTTCTGATACGAATATCATCCTTAATAAGACTATTCATCGCAGAGAAGATACGAATATCCAAAAGATCTTCAATCACTTCACGACGGTTTGCGGTTGTAAGTTGCATAAAGGGAACAAATGCACTCGAACCCAAAATAACAATTTGAGTAAAAGATTTATAATTTACTTTAAGAATAGTTTCTTCGAGAATTTTTTGATTAATACGATCATCAGATTCTTTATGAAGAAGTTTCCCATTTACTTCAATATCGAAGATATTTGGTTTAATTCCTCTACGGACAAGATAATCTCGATTATTTACAGAAAACTCAATTTCAACAACACAATCTTTTTCATTTGTGCTATTGATTAATTGCGGTTTGTTAATTTTACGAAATGGTTTATTAAACAAAACAAAAGTAAGAGCATCCAACATCGTGCTTTTACCTGCACCATTCGTTCCGACTATTAGATTTGTATGGTGTGCCTGGAAATCAATTTCATTAAATTGGTTCCCAGTAGAAAGAAAATTTTTATATTTTAGTTTTTTAAACAGTATCATTTTTAGGAGGAATCACAATATCGTTAGGAGTAATTACTGCATACTTATAATTATACATCTTGCAAGTCTTTAAAGCAAGTTCATCATCAACTTCTACAACTTCCATTTCTTTTTCATACTCTTCATCATATTCAAGCATCATAGCATAACGATTAGCATCATCTTCCTCTTCAAATAAAAATAAAACCTTTTCTCCATACTTATCGCTTACAGCATAAGCACCATCCTCTTTTCTATCCGCTAAAGTAAGAAGAAACACTTTATTCTACCTCAGATGCTTGTTTGTATATATCTTGAAGTATTCCTTTAATTATATTTTTATCATAAGAAAATTCAGACTCGTCAATATATCGATTCAGAATAGAAAGAGTATTTTCATCTTCATCAATATCAAACTCTTCATTTTCCTGAATTTCAAAGTTCTCAACAATTTTAAGTTCTTGAATTCCAGAGTTATAAAGTTTATCGATAAATTTTTCAAAAGATTTTACATCTGATTTTTTACGAACAATAACCTTTACAATTTTTTTCTCATACTCACGAGCATCAAATGTTTGATGAGGAGTATCTTCATAGTAGATATTATAGAATAACTTATAAGGATTGTTAATTGGTGTGTGCTCTAGAGTTTCAGTATCAAAGATATGAAATCCACGAGTATCATTTACATCTGCCCAGTACATTTCATAAGGATTACCAAGATAGAAGATAGATCCATTATCAGAACGAGTGTGGTAATGACCAGAAAATACCTTTTGGAACTTTGCAAAAATATTCGGGTCCAGTCCATGATCCTCCATCAATAGATGCTTATTTACACGAAATCCTTGAAGTTCTAAATGACCCATCGCAATCTTTGCTTTGGATTTTTGAATTACTTTAAGAGTTTCATCATAGTTTTCACTGCAAATCCAGGGAATAAAAGTTATATCAATTCCACCAATTTTAGTATTTGTAGGAGAACTATAGGTTGTTATATTTGAATAATCTTGAAGAAGAAGTTCTGGAGAATTGACATGATTGGAATTTTTGAAGTAACAATCGTGATTACCTACAATCATATGAACTTGATACTTTTTAAGTGGATCAAATACAACTCTTTTTGCCCATTCTAAACTTTGGTAATCAATTGACTTACGACTATCAAATGCATCTCCCATATGAATGACTGTTTCTACTCCATACTCTTCAAGAGCAGGGAAGAATATGTTCTTATAAAAGAGTTCAAAATAGTCATGTAAGTGTTTTGAACCTTTTTTTGCGCCCCAATGGGTATCAGAAATTACGCAAATTTTCATAATAATTTGTTTCCTTTGCGGATGTTTTCAGTAGCAGTCAAAATTTGCAAATTATCGGGATGATGTTTTCCACCTTTTGAGATTGGGTAGATATGATCTACGTGATGAGGAACTCCAGTTTCTTCGGCAATTCTAGCACATTCTCGGTAGATAAGCAAGATTCGTTGATGTTCTTCTGGTGTTAGGATTGGTGCATCACCAAACTTCTTTGCTCTATACCTATATGTGCTATTATTTTGCTTTTCTTTTGTTCTATAAGGTTTCATCAACTCTTCATTATTCAGTTTTTCAAGTCCCTTTTTAATAGCACAAGGAGCACAACCCCAAGTAGAGACATACTTCTCATAACTACCACATTGTTTACAGGCAGTAGAACCCTCATAAGTTTTCTTACCTTCTTTTATTGATTTTTCACGAGCAGCACTTTTTTGAGTATATCCTCGTTCCTTTGCCTTTTCTTTATTTCTTTTTAA